GAGGACCAAGCAGTCGCTTTTGCCAGTGTGCTTGCGGGTGCCACGGCCGAGCATCTGAACGTACAGCCCGGTCGAGAGCGTCGGCCTTAACATGGCGATCAGATCTACCGACGAGATATCGAAGCCCGTCGTGAACACGTTGGCGCCCGTCAATGCGCGGATGTCGCCAGCCCGGAAGGCATCGAAGATCGCCTTCCGCTGGCCGCCCGACGTTTCCCCGGTCACGGTCTCGGCCGTGATGTCGCGTGCCCGCAGGGCCTCGCGCACGTGCCCCGCGTGCCGAATGCCTGAACAGAAGCAAAGCCACGCCCGGCAATCTCGACCATGGCCGACAATTTCATCCGCGGCCGCCGCCACCAACTCATCCAGGTCCGCGGCGTGCTCCAGGTCGCGGGCGATGAAATCGCCGCCAGACTGGCGCGCCACCCCTTCGGTGTTGATTTCGGTCCTGGTTGCCCCGGCAATCAACGGCACGAGCCACTCGTCCGCGATCGCCTCGCCGATCCCGTAACTGTAGACAATCTTGTCGAACAGCCGGCCCACGCCCTCATCGAGGCGCCCATAGTCGAGCCGATAGGGCGTCGCGGTCAGGCCGACGACACGCATCCGGGGGTACACGCCGCGCAGATGTTCGAGCGCGGTCCGGTACATCCCCTCGCCCGACTGCGGGACGAGGTGCCCCTCGTCGATCACAACGAGGTTGCGCCGACCGAAAAGCTCCGGACGCTTGTAAAGGCTCTGAATGCTGGCGAGGCAAAGGTCGGCGTCGTATTCCCGACGATTGAGCCCGGCGCAATAGACGCCGGTCGGCGCCGCCGGCCACACGGCCTTGATCGCCTTCTCGTCCTGCTCGATAAGCTCGCGCACGTGCGTGATGACCAGGATGCGGCGGGGTGTCGACACCATCAGCCGGCGCGCCAGTTCGCCGATGATCAGGCTCTTGCCGGTGCCGGTCGCCATTTCGACCAGCGGATTGCCGCCGTTGGCGCGCCAGTATGCGAACAGCGCCGCGACCGCGTCCTCTTGGTAGTCCCGCAAAGAAACTCGATCATTCATTGCACGCACTCGCAAACTCACATCGCGCACGTTTCAGGTCGCTGGGGCGAACTCTAGAGCGCACCGATATGCCTCGATTGCCACACGCGCCTCGGCGCGGTAGCTGCTGCGCAGGGTTTCAGGGAGATCAGACCACGCTCGGCCGCGCCCGGATCGATTGCCGACGTGCTCGCGCAATGCCTGGGCGACATACTCGATCACGCGCTCCTCGGCGGGCGTCAGGAACCGGGACGGCGCCGTCATGCGGGGCCTCCCATTTGCGCGAGGAACGCCTCGACTGCTGGCCAATTCGCGGACGCGCGCGCCAGCATGGCGCGGCGCTCGTCTTCTTCGGCCTTGGCCGACTCCCAGGCGTCCTCATCCACCAACCCCTCGATTTCCTGGTCGATCAGGTCGGCGATCACGGTCGGGGAGAGTGCATCAAGCTCCCAGCACTCGGTCCCATACTGCTCGACATATTTCTCGTATCGGCTGTCCGACTCCTTGGCGGGATTCGGCGGCGGGTTGTGCTCCTCGACCTGATCCATGTTCAGCGCCAGACGGCGCACCTCGACGTCGTCCCGCGCATAGATCGCAAGGCGATCTTCGTTGTCCCGGGTCATGTCCAGGCCGTTGGGGTCGTGGTCGCCGAGATGCAGGACGACGGGAGTCAGACCTTGGTCGATATACTCTTCGAACCGCTTGCCGGCCTGATACTGGAGCGTCTCGGAGTTGTTGCCGCGGCAGGCGAAGTACGGAACCCTCCACTGCCGACAGATGCCCTCGATGACCCCGATCAGGGCGTCCTTCTCGATCCACACCTCCGGCCGGTAGTCCTGGCCCTTCCAGAGATCCTCGCGGTATTGCTGTGCAACGGCGTCGATGATGTCGGCGGGATTGCGCCATGATGCATGGAAATGCATCCGACGGGTGCGGTCCTCGATCGCATCCCAGTCGATCAACCCGGCGCGCCGCCCGTCTTTGATGGCGCCGCCGAGCCGTTTGTATGCCGTTCGATTGTTCTCGATCAGGTCGCGCGCGACGAACTGATAGTAAAGCTGCCGCAGCGTGAGGGTGAATCCCTGTGCCGCAAATTCCGCGATGATTGCATTGGCCTGATCAATTACGGCCATCGTCCCATTTCGGAAGCGCTTCTCGATGAATGCTTCCTTCATGACGTCACCGACCGGGCGCCTTTTTGGCCCGCGCCTCAACCCACGCCTTCAAGTCTTCTCGGCTGTAGAGCGGCCGTCGGCCCCAATATTCGCGAACCGGCGGGCCCTCACGCAGAGCACAGAGTTTCTGCATTGTGCTGAATTTAATCGGCCGACCAAGATCGCGGTCAATGTACTCGGTCGCCTCCTGCCGAGTGAGCAACGCCTCTGGCGATTTCGTCTTGATGGGAACGACGTTGTTCGGTAGGGATGGTGTATGACTGTTCATGCCGCCGAACATGGGCGGTCACGCACAAAACGCCAGCATAAATGTTGCCCCAAAAATACTCCGCTCGAGCACTACCCCCGTTTCCGGAGATTACGCAAAATTTTTTCTACGCTGCTGAAATTAGGCTGCCGCCGCGGGGCGTCGGGCATAGGCGGTTCAATCACGACCATCCGGTGACCGCCAATAATGTCAAATTTTACCGTTGGGGCACTGATGCCATCAGGACTCAGTCTCTCGAATTCCTTAAGCGCCCATTTGATTGCTTCTGCCTGCCTGATGCGCCCAGTTTCGCACGGTATCAGCTGATCGTTGGTGTCAAGCGTCATCACCCTATCGACCGTCGTCCAATCGCCGGCATCGATGGCGCGTTTGAGCAAGTTGCGCTCATACACTTTATCGCGCGGCCGATGACGGGCGATTTTTGCGGCCGCCATATCCGCCACTATGATGTTTGGATTGCCCAGCTGACGCGCGTAGCGCACCGCCGGATCGACCTTGCCGCGCCCCTTCTTGATCAGAACGACCTGGTCGGCGCGCTCTACCGGCGCACTGCGAACGAGACTGGTTTTCGCGGACATCGACGCCCTCTGCTGGCGCTCTGGTGCTCTCTGCATGGGAATGGAAACGGCGGCACGCGCAGTGCAGAGAGATTCACGCATCGGCCCGTCGGCTTAGCCGCCGCTCATCACGATGTAGACATGCCCCGGTGCTCAGACAACAGATCTTTCTCTTTCAACAGCGCCACGTTGTCGGCCGGCGGATTAACGATGCGCTCTACAAGAGTGGCCAGCGCTTCGAAGGCGCGCCGTTTTTCCGGCAGGTATGCGTACCGATCGTACGTGCCGCGAATGCCTCCCATGACGTGGCCAAGGCAGCGCTCGGCGTGATCGGCCGGCACGCCGGCTCGGCCCATGAGGCTTCGTGCCGTGCGCCGCAGGTCGTGAAGTGTCCAGCGGGGCACAGTCACCTCGGGATCCTGCTTGCGCAGTTCGGCCAGCATGGCGGCGTCGAACGCGCGCTTGAATTTCGAGAAGCCGGAGATCGGACGCTTGCCATCGGTGGTGAAGACCAAGCCGGCCTTGCCGATTCTTGGCACTTGGTCGAGCACGGCCTGCGCGGCCGGCGACAGCGGGAGGACCAGTTCCAATCCAGTCTTGTAGCGTTCCTGTGGGATGGTCCATTCCTCGCCCAACACCTCGCGACGCCGCATCGCGGCCGCCTCCGTGCGTCTTGTCGCCGTGAGCAGCAGGAACTGCAGGAAGTGAGAAAACGCGCCCGGCGACGCCTCTGCGGCGCTCCACATCGCGCTCAGTTCGTTGTCAGTCAGAACTCGCTGCCGGCGCCGCTGGCCGGGGCGGGTACGGGCCATGCCGCGGACGATCGGCGAGCGGAAGCTATCCGATCGACTGGCGTGCCAAGTCATGACCCGGCGCAGATAGGCCAACACGTGATCAGCCATCGGCGCGCCGTTCTCGCTGGCAATGCGGTCAAGCAACCGGATGATGTCGGTACGGCTGATGTCGTCGATCTGTCGACCGCGAAGTTTGGGAAGTACCAGCCGTTCCAGCACACTCTTGCGTTCGTCAATGGTGCGCAGCCGGTCGCCTTCCTTGGCGACGTATTCCTCGACGATCGCCTTCAACGTCTCGCCCTTCGCACGTTCCGCCCTGCGGCGCTCGGTGAGCGGGTCGCCGCCCTTGGCGACGGCGCCCAGGATGGCCAAGGCCTCTTTGCGGGCCGCAGTGAGGGTGAGGCCGTGTTTGAGGTGCATCCGGCGCTTTCGGCCGTCGGCCCGATAGCTCACGACGTAGCTGCGATGTCCGCCCTTCGTGACCGCGAGGCCAAATCCGGACAGTGTCGTGTCCCAGTAAACGACTTCGACACCGGCGGCCGGCCGCGCGGCCTTGTCTACGAACGCAGGCGTCAGCTTGGCGCGCATGAGCTTTCCTTCCCACTCGTTGCCGGCAGCCTAGATCGCCGGTAGCGGCTCACCCATGCCTGCTGCCCGCCTGAGCTGCGCTTTCAGCTCACGGATGCTGGCAGATCGAACGATTGCGATCGACTCACCACCGACTCACCACGCGCTGAGAATGGTCACGGAAGCGGTTGGAAACAAGAGGAAGCAAGAAAGATCAATGCGACGAGAATTTCTGAGCGACAAGAAACGATGCGGAAACGAACGGAAGCGGTACGAAGCTTAGAACATGCAACTCTTAATCAGCGGGTCCAAGGTTCGAGTCCTTGTGCGCCCACCATTGAAATGACAGCGCTTTTGCCTCCTTCTTCGATAGAACGGTTAGACCATTTTGATAATCATTTTGACGAGTCTGTTCCGGTTCTGGCCTCCCTAGATCGTTTCGCGTAACCCATCTCGAGCTTGTGGATAGCGGCGCGCGCCAGTTCTGGATCTCGGTGCAGATAGTGCGCGTCCAGGATCGAACGCACGTCGCGCAAGCTATGCCCCGTAATGGCCGCGATCTCCGCCTCGGTGCAGCCGACGAGCGCCAGCCGGGTAACGGCGGTCCCACGCAGGTCATTGAACGTGACGCCGACCACGCCAGCCTTTGCGCAAGCCTTGCCCCACGATGCTCGGAAGCCGTCCGACGTCCATGGCGTCCCATCCATGGTGGTAAGGATGATTGTGCTGCGCTTGTTCTTGGCGGCAACGTCGAGCGCTTCCTTTAGGGGTGCGCCGACCGGAATCGTCACGTTCACGGGACGTCGTGAACCCTTGCGCACGCTCTTTGACTGACGAAGCCGGATCTCCTTGCCATCGTATGCATGCCAGGGAAGCCGCAAGAGGTCACCCTGGCGTTGACCGGTCCACAATGCCAGCAGCAACGGCAGATGAAGATGCGATGGCGCCGACCGGAGAAATGCCTCTTCATCCTCGATAGACCATATCTTGTCTACTCGCGTGCCGTGATAGACGCGCCCGCCACGCTCGCACGGATTGATTGGGATCTTGCCGCGGTCCTTCGCCCACGCCAACACAGCCGCAAGCACGGTCCAAGTATAATCAGCCCCCCGAAGGGATTTCAGGGCGAGTTCGTCGCGCCAGTCCATGAATACACCGCGGGCACGGCGATCGGCCAGCGCCTTGATTGGCATGTCACCGAACTTGAGTTCAATCTTTTTGATTTGGGCGACATAGTCGCTGCGCGTCTTATCCCGCAAGCCGAGGAAGTTCTGACTGCGCTGATATTCTTGTAGGAGGCGCAATATGCGGCCTTCGGGAGCAGCAATCTTGGTCGCGACCGCCGCATTGTAGCTCGCAATGAATTCCGGGGTCCCGGGCTCGCCGCGCAGGTTAGGGCCGCCTCGCCAAGCGTACCAGTAGTCCTTATAGGTGCCGTCCGCGAGCTTCGATCGCGCCCAGAACAGCCCTTTGAGCTTAATCCGCATGGGCCTGGAACCATCGCTCCACGTCGTTCGCCTGGGTGGCGGGCGTCTCATCCTCAGCGAGGACAAGCGTGAATCCGCCCTCCCCGTCGAAGATGACGCGCCTGACCGTTTGACCGGCTTTCTTCGCTTGCAGGAGGACAGTATCTAGATTGGGGCGACGAACTTTACGCGACATGCTGAAAAGGCTCCGATCCGCGGATGCGAACCAATTGGTCGGCTAATCCAAAATGGAGTAAGAGCGCCGAAAAAGGCAATAGCGCCCGTTCATCTGTCGTGGTTGTCGGGGCTATTCCGTCTTTCCCCAGAACGGCTTATTCCGTCTTTTCACAAAGACGCGCCGACCTGCGGTTAAAGATTTTTCCCGTGCCACCTTGTTCTCTATCATTAACGATGTTAAACATCTGATTCGAGATGTGCGCGCCGGTGGCCCTCGCGGGGGCGCCCGGCCCCCCCGAACGGTTTAATCAATCGCCGCCACACCATCTGGTTGGGTGCAAAATTGGCGGCAACTAAGCGAGCGCAGCCCACGCCCCGACAGCCGACCAGGAAAATATGGCGCCGCATCTATTTGCGAGAGTGGAGGGAATATCGCGGCCTCTCGGTAGACGCGCTCGGTAAGAAGGCTAAGGTCTCGCCGGCCATCATTTCCCTGATCGAGAACCGCAAATCCGCTGGGTCGCCGGATAGCCTTGAGAAGCTCGCCCGTGCCCTCGTGATAGATGTCGGCGAACTTTTCGACGTGAAGCCCGATAAGGATAGACGTGGCTCTGTGCTGCGTCTCTGGGTCTCTGACGCCGACCACGACGACGTTCGGCAGTTCATTGATGCCATTTCGTCGGAATATTATTTTAACCGACCCTAAGTTTCAGAGTCATCTCGGGGCATCATGCCGCAAAACCCGCCGGACCCGCCGCCAGCGGCAGGGCGCATCCTCACGATTCTTGATCGCCCGTTGGTTGAGGGCTAGGTACTGAACGGCATGAAGCGAGACGGGCTCGCGCTGACCCGCGAGAATTACCCTGGCGCGCGTACGGCAAGACCCCGCCTCGCCTCGCCCCACAAGGCGGGGCGATTTTCATTTTCGTCGAAAGATGCACAGCCAGATTTGCCACGGCGGCAGCTGCCGCGAATAATGCCGGCATGCTACGCAAAATTCGTTTGGCTTGTGCTGCAATCCTCGCGCGCGAGGGGCAGCGGCTACTTCAAGACCTAAACGCGCCCGACTTCGGAACGCTTCTTCGGCGGGTCACATTTTGGGTTCGTTTTTACATCGGCCTGTCTATCATTTTGGGCGGCGTCGTGGCCGTCGAAGAGGTGTTTGGCCTGGCGCCGATGTTTGTCGCCCTTATGGTGGTCTACCTGGTGCTGCTCTCACGGCAGAATGGAGGCGGCGGGATCTCTGCCGACGATGCGGCGTTTCTGCTTGGCGACCAGGCGCTGCCGCCACCATCGGGCAATCCGCAGCTACCGCCGTCAAGCACACCGCAGGTTGGCAAGGCAAGCACGGCTCTCACGCCGAGCCGTCCGGGCCCTGTCGCGCGCCGATAGAGGGCGGGTGAAAGCCGGAAGGCAGAGCCCGCGAGAACAACGCGCCATGTGAGACCTCGTCGGTGTCGTTCTTGGGACAAACGATCACGCGCTCGATCTTGGTGATCTGCTGAACTTGCTCGGCGGGCTCCTCGGCCTTCTTGGCGTGGCAGAAAGGCAACGCCGCTTTCGTCGCTTCCAGACGAAAACCCGGCGGATAGCTCTCATCGCGCATCCATTCCAGCAGGTATTCAAGCGGCGTCTTCGGCTGCAGCGCCCCCTCTAGCTGCTGCTGCGCCATCTTCTGCGCCAGCTGCCGGATGGTGGGCGCCTTCGCCTTATTCTTGCTCCCTTCTGGCGTCCGCCGGTTTTAAAACCTGGTGCCATCGCCGTTGTCTCACGTGAATCTAACTGCTTCTAAATTTAGACTATCGATCTATTCGCTGTACCCGGGCGGGCTGCTATGAATTAGTCGTGACCCGCTTGCGGGTCATTTGCCGGTGCTGGGGTGGTGACATCGCAGCGCTTACAGACTATCGGCTGGTCTATTTCCAGCTGGAGGGAGGGGCTCGCCAGTGACGAAACAAGGAGGTCGCATTGACTGCGGCGACTTCGACGCGGATAGAAGCCATCTCATCAAACGCGGCTGGCCGATAAGCCGCCCGACGCCGCCAGTCTTTCGCCCGTGAGCCAGGAGGAATCGTCGGAGGCAA